GGTAATCTCTCCATCTGCCAGTTCCAGCACCAGGTCTGATTTCAGGCTGTCATATTTAGCTCTCTCTTTATCCGAAAGCTGTACTTCATATCCGCTGCTGATTAATTTTGGCATCTGCAGATAGTCGGTGGACTTCATGGAAATTGTAATGTCGGAAATTTTATCGTATATCTGCTTTTCAGCTCCCGGCAAGGGCTTGTAAGAAAATATTATCTGCCCATTCCGCTTGTCAGGCTGGAAGTATGCCGTGCGGTACTGCCCGATAAACCTTCCAAGCCGTTCCCCCATATCAAGCAGACGGAACTCTCCAAATAAATCCATCAGCCCGTTGCTGCTTGGCGTTCCTGTCAGCCCCACAATTCGTTTTACCTTTGGCCTTACTTTCATCAGTGCTTTAAACCTCTTTGTCTGGTGGTTCTTGAAAGAGGACAGCTCATCGACCACCACCATGTCAAAGTCAAAGGGGATACCACTCTCAGCAATCAGCCACTGCACATTTTCACGGTTGATGATATAAATATCCGCTTCCGCTTTCAGTGCCGCAATGCGTTCTGCTGCCGTGCCGACTGCCACGCTGTATTTCAATTCTTTTAAGTGGTCCCACTTTTCGATTTCAGCGCCCCATGTATTTTTTGCTACTCTCAGGGGTGCAGTAATCAAAATTTTATGGACCTCAAAGCTGTCAAACAGCAGACTGGCAATTGCGGTCAGCGTAATGCTCGTTTTGCCAAGCCCCATATCCAAAAGGACTGCTGCAACCGGGTGGGATTCAATATATCCGACTGCATATTTTTGATAATCATGCGGACTGTATTTCATCAATCATCCCTCCGATCTGCGACACCTCATCCAGCACATACACCCGAAAGCCTAACCGCCGAATCAGCCTGTGCCTTGCTAACTGCAGGGGGCGTGGCTTTTCTCCCGGAGCTTTTACCTCCACAAACGCCATTTTCCCACCAGGGAGAAGTACGATCCTGTCAGGCACCCCATCAAAACCGGGCGATGTGAACTTAAGTGCCAGACCTCCGGCGGCCTTAACAGCCTCCCTGAATTTCTGCTCTATGGTTTTCTCTCTCATGCAATAACCTCCAAACCCTTATATTTTCAGCATTTCAGGCTTTAGGGTGGAGGTCGGTGGAACTTGTACCTTAAAGTCTTCTATAGGGAATTTTTTACAGAAAAAACTGCCCTAAAGGGGGTTTATACCAAGACTTCCACCGACCTCCACCCCTGCGAAAAAAAACGCCCATCAATCCTCGAAATCTTCCCTTACCCGCAACCCTCTGATAAAATTACCTGTTTTTGTTTTCTGACGCATGAATCCTGCAGATTCGAGTGCATTATAAAAATCAGCAGTACCTCTTGCATACTCACCCGTCCTCATACAGTAGCTGCGGTATTCCTGATATAAAACACCAGACTTCTCCCTGTATGTTTTATCAGTCTCGCAACACTCACCCAGAAAATGCCCAAGCCAGTCATTATCCTCACGGTATGATTTGATGGCATCCTCCACGCAGGCAGGGCAGGGAATGTGGAAGTTCCGACTGATCACTTTTTTCGCACCCTCAATGATCCACGCCATGACAGCCGGGGCTGCCTCCGAAACGAGGAAATCGGCATAGTTCTTCACATCCCCGGCGCCCTCTATTTTGGCATGGAACGGTATCACAATCAAACGTCTCCACGTCCCAGGATCGTTTGCGCCCACCCTCGGCAGGTGGTTGGTATAAAGCACAAGGGTATGGCTCGGCGTAAAGGAAAACGGGTCTTTATACTTTTTCTCCGCAAAAATCTCATCCGTGGAACACATCTGCTTGACCACGGCAGTATTCAGACGCATCCCTTCTTCCAGCTCCGCAGCAATGATGAGACGTTTTCCTTTGGCTTCGGCAAGCTCCGGCTTCACATTCCTCTTGCATCCGACCGTAAGGGTATCGGAGGACATATTGCCGCTGTAAGTCCCAAGCACACGGGCTATGGTGTTCCAGAACGTGGATTTGCCGTTCCTGCCCTCGCCGTAAGCAATGACCAGCGATTCCATATAGACACGACCGACCGCCGCCATTCCCACGATCTGCTGTACATAATCAATCAGCTCCGCGTCACCGCAGAAAATAGTGTTGAGCGAATCCTGCCACAGTTCTTTCCCTTTATCGCCCGGTTCGGCTGCCGTAATCTTCGTGATATAATCTTCCGAGCTGTGGTCACGCCTGCCTTCCAGACCGTCAGGCAGATAATAAGTGCCGTCGGGCGTATTCAGCAGAAAGCCGTCTTTATCCAAATCGGACACGCTGATCTCCAGCATCGGCTTTGCCGCCTGCAGAGCCGACACAATATATTTCATATCCCTGCGTTTCATCACGAACGCCTTATATGCCAGGGCTGTTTTATATGCAAGATAAGCGTCCGTCTGGCTGCTGCCGATCTTCTTTTCCAGAGCCTTGCCGCCCGACACAATGTCATCTTCCGAAACGCCCATATCCAAAAGTGCCTGGCGTGTGCGTGACACCTCGTCTTTTGCATCCTCAAGCTGAAGGTCTAAAAATTCCTCCGCCGCACCCACCGCCTGCTGTTTGGACTCCACCCAATACTGCCCGCAGAAACGCAGATAATCGGTCGCCGCTGTGTATCTCAGTTCACCGCCGTATTCCCTTGCCAGCACCTTTGCCTGGCCGATGTCGGAATAATCCCCAGGTTTTAGAGTTTCCCCTGCAAATTCATCGTTGTATTCGTCCGGGGCAACATAGCCGTCCTGACTTTTCACCTTTTCCGCAAAGCGGCAGGCGCTCTTCCATATCATTGAAAGTTCCGCATCTTCAAGAGGAGGTCTGCATTTATCCGCTTCCTCCATAAAAATCCCATACGCCTTTTCCGTAGCACCGTAACGCTTCACCACACGTCCTGCGAAATGGGACATAGTGGCGTTTCTCTGTCCCTGCGGGATCTCCCTGCCGACCTGCGGTTTTACGATGCAGTCGATGGTGATCTCACCCTCATGCCATAAGATCCCACTGCACGGATTCCCAAAGATAAACCTTGCGGAATCGATGGCATTGCCGTCAAAGAACGGGAATTTCTGCTGTATGGCTTTTTTCAGGGCAGCACAGGCATCCCCGTCTGTAACCGGGTCATGTGGGAAGTACACATGGAACCTCGGCCTTGCAGACCTGCCGTCCTTCGGTTTCATGTTATTGCGGCTCGGAACAACTGCATACGCCACGTCTTTCCCGATTTTTTCTTCTAAATCCTCCGGATGAACCCAGTCTGCGGGATCGTCGGAATGGTCATTGTCACAGTCCATCACATCCACATCGCAGGAGAGGAAATGATCCCCGCTCCTGCGGCAGTTTTTGAATTCCGCACACACATGGTCAAATGCCATGACCTCCATGCAGTCATCCTCATTATCAACCACACGCTTATTTGGATACAGGCTGTTCTTTGCATTGCCCCTGCAGTTCGCCGTGTAAAATGTCATTTTCAAGATAATCCAACCTCCTCACACTGTTCCGTGAAATAGCGGACCGGCATATTCCTTTTTTCCGCTTTCTCAATCTCCGCTGCCATGCCTGTGGATATGGTGCTTCCAAACACCCACACCTGTTCGCATTTCCCTAAAAGCACCATGTTCATAAACATTGCAAGGCTTCTTTCCGCGGCAACAGTGTCATCCATGAACTGTGGAAAAAACAGGTGCGGGGCCAGCGGTATGCAGGCGCTCCTTACCGCAAAACGGCAGTAATGCCTTGCCCTTTCCGTGTTTCTTTCTGTATCCCCAGCAAAAGGGGAGCATATATATACAAGCGGGCGGTACGCACGTTTCACCGCTTTTTCTTCCTTCCTGATATTTGACAAAGCCTCATATGTGGTCGGGTCATGGTAGCCCTCGCCGTTACATCTCCTGATTCCCATAAGCTGAACCTCCATTCTGTTCTCTCCGGACTGTTTCTGAAGTCTTATAAAACGGGCAGTCCTTCCCGTTGAAATTGTTATCATTCAGGCAGTGGCACACACTGTCATGATTGGCAAAGCAGTCATGGTGCGCCCTGCACTCAGGCATTCTTTTTCCGTGCATCCGTCTTACCTCCCGAAACCAGATCTATATTTCTCTCCATCCTTTTGCGGAGAATTTCTGTCTTGTTAAACTGCGCCTTCCAGTGCTTTCTCATTGGTGAATCATCAGGAAATCCCCCTGCTTTTTCTTTGTACATATCACAGAGCGCCTGGTAACCGTCAGCCATTTCACGCAGTTCCGAAAGCAGCTCATTTTTCACTTCATCAGAACAATATCTGTTGATAAGTGGCGCTATTTTTCTCGCCACTGGCAGTTTGCAGGGAAAGAATCCCTCCACGACAAGCTCCATGTATCCTGTTTCATACTCGATCTTTAACAGTTCCATAGCTCCACCTAATCTTTCTGGTAAAAGGAACAACTGTAACCATCCGCCCGGAGCAATAAGCCTTTTGCCCAGGGCGGAGTCCTGCCCATCTGCTCACACACGGCCTCCACGGACATCCGCTTATCCGCCTCAATAATAACCTCATCGTGGACGTGTGCCACAATCGCACAGTTTTTCAGCGTCTGCATGGCATAGCACAAAATATCACGGGCGGTTGCCTGCACAATATTTTCCACAAACTTGGGGCCGTAGCTTTCCAGCCGTTCCCACTTTTTCGTACTGCCAACGCCCATATATGTGACGGACTCACCGCCGAAACAGTTCTCGCCGATTCTCGGCTTGACGTAAGCAAGCCGCCTGCCTGAAAAAAGAGTGATGAACAGCATCCCGCTCTGATAGTCAAAACGGATACCGTGTGTTTCTGTCGGCATTCTCTTTTTGATGCATTCTTTCACGGCATGGTCAACATCCCACCAGAACTCCGTGATATTCGGATTGGAATCCCTCCAGGCATTTACCAGAGGCTGCAGTTCTTCCTCCGCAAGCCCCATATCCAGCGCACCCATTGATTTCAGCGCCCCTACTGATCCGCCATATCCGAGGGCGAGTTCGGCTATTTTGCCTTTCTGCCTCAGATACCCGTTCACGCCGTGTTTTTCAACTGGCACATGGAACATCTGACTTGCAGACGCACAGTAAATGTCACCGCCGTCCTCAAAAACCCTGAGCCTCCAACGCTCCCCGGCAATCCAGGCGATCACCCTCGCTTCAATCGCAGAGAAGTCCGCCACAATAAATTTCCTGCCGTCCTGCGGCACAAAAGCAGTGCGGATAAGCTGTGACAGCGTATCCGGGATATCTTCATAAAGCACAGTAAGAGCGTCATAATCACCGCATTTCACAAGTTCCCGTGCCTGTGCCAGATCAGGGATATGATTCTGGGGCAGATTTTGCAACTGAATAATTTTTCCGCTGTACCGGCCGGTTCTATTAGCACCATAGAATTTAAACATCCCGTGAGCACGGCTGTCCGCACACACGGCATTCTCCATTGCCTGGTATTTCTTTACTGAGGACTTTGCAAGCTGCTGCCGCAAGGCCAATACAGTTTTCAACGGCTCCGGCGCATCCTTCAGCAGTGCAGCCACCGATTTTTTATCAAGAGAATCTGTTTCCATACCATTATCCGCAAGCCACTGTTTCATCTGCTGTACCGAGTTTGGATTATCAAGTTCCGTCAGTTCCTGCATGGCAGCCGACAGTTCCGCTTTGGAACGTCCATCCATAGTGATCGCCTGTCTGACCATATCCATGTCAACGCCAATCCCACGGTCGTTTATCTCCTGGTCCTGGCGGTATTCCTCCCACACGAAATCAGACACAGGAAATTTAACAAGCCTCTGCTGTATCTGCATCTCCGCCTCCACATCACGGAGGTTGTATGCCTTAAACCTCTGCCATTTCTCCATATCATGTTCCGGCAAGTTTCTCACCCTGCCGCCGTTTGCCTTAGTTGGCTTGCAGGGAACACAAAAATACCGTATGAAGTCTTTGCCTTCTGTCAGTTTCTGTTTTTCCAGCCCAAGCACAGCGCCTACATTTTCCAAAGACATGGGAAGCCCAAGCGTGGCAGCCCAGACCATGGAACAGTGCCATGACGACGGGTCAAGGTAACTCCCAACAGGAAATCCAAGAAACCTTGACAGACATATCCTTTCAAACTGTGCGTTATATGCCCATTTCATCACGCTTTCATCTTCCAGTGCCTTTAAAATATCCGCAGGGATTTCCCCACCGCAGGCAAGATCGACCACCTGTACATCTCCGCCGTCCACGCTGAATCCAAACAACAAGATCTCAAAAGCGGGGGAGGAAGCATATTTATAAACCCCGCACTTGAATAAATCCACATCCGAGAATGTTTCCAAGTCCAGTGATAAAGTTTTCAATTCCACCAGCTCCTTTCACTGCCTTAAGGGCGGCAGGCAGAACGCCTGCCACCCCGTGGCTGTATTTCCCTGTTATGCTGTTAGGACAGGAAATCCTCTTCATCCTCATCTGCAAAGTCATCCTCTGCACGGGATTTGCCGCCCAAAGGCTCACCGTCACGGATTTTCTGCAGATTGTTCAGACCGCAGGCGATTCCCTTATTTCCGTTAGAATTAAATGCATAAAAATTGATGCTCGCCCTGCCGTACACACCGCTGTAAACTTCCGAATGGTCAATGATCGGCTGCCTGTCTGCATCCACAATGCCCGGAGCAGTGGAACTGTTGGCATTGACGAAATAAGAATCTGCATAAGCTTCATCATCCGGGCGTTCCGTATCGCCGTCACGCAGCGGGGTTTTAAGGACGGACAGTGCAGGAACGCTCCTGCCGTTCCCCTTGAGTTTGGATTCACCTTCACGGTACGCCGCCTCGATGGCCGCCTTAATTTTTGCAATGGTCTTCTTATCCGACTTCGGGATAATGAGCGACACAGAAAATTTCGGCGTGCCGCCATTTATTGATTTGGCTTCCCAGGCATTGCAGTAGCTCCATCGGGTATCCGGTCCTGTGATCACCTTTGTTGGATTTGTAACTGTGTTTGACATATGATTTTCCTCCTGAATTTACTTAAAATCTTCTGCCGCCGTATTCATTGGCGGTCTCTTGTCTGACTCCGGCACCAGTGCAGGCTTGCCCTGCGGCTTTTCCACAAGTCCGTTTAAAATGTCTGCAAACTTCTTTTTGCCGAGCATTTTCTCCATAGCAGTGATGCCGAGGAGCTTCGGCTCGTATGGGTCGTAGCCTGCTTTTTTCACGGTATCTGCAACAGCGTTTTCATCGGTATATTTACGGTTGGAACGGCCTTCCACGATTTTAAAGCCGTCATACTTCACACCACTCAGAGCCTGCTGTAACGCAAATTCCTTCACATCCGCCGCCCATGCCGCCAGCTCATCCGCTTTTATGAGGATTGCTGCGATCTCATCATCTTCCAGCGTGGCAGGCATCTCGAAGTCATATTTCGCAAGCTCCAGGTTATATTCCGCACGTTTCCTGCAGACCGCTTTTGCCTTACAAAACCTGCAGTGTTCTCCTGCGTTAAATTCACCCTCACCGTCATAAGCCAGCTTCGCTTTTGCCATAAGGTCGTTGTACGCCCACTGGAGAAGGTCATCCTTTGCCATGACGCACACGCTGACATTCTCCCGGCGCGGCTGGTAGATCGCCATGCGGACAGTGTCAATGTCATAGATGCCGTCGAACAGCTCCAATGCACCCAGTGCATACAGCATCATCTGAGGATTATCCACGGCGGAAACCTCCACGCCCTTGCCATGCTTATAATCAATGATGTAAAGCGTCCCGTCTGCAATGACCACACAGTCGCCTGTTCCGAAACCGTCTTTGACAAAGCGTGAAAAGTCCAGTTTCTGTTCGATCAGCACGACAGGGTCTTTGCAGTTTTTCTTTGCTTCCTCCACCAGTGAGAGGACATACTCGGCATAACCGCAGGCACATTCCTCCATTTCTTCATCGTAGAAAGAAAGGCTCTCCGTTGGGTCCGTGGTTTCCATGCCAAGCACCAGCTTCAACTTGTGTTCACACAGGCTGTGGGCATCCGTACCCTGCTGTGCGTATTCACTTCCCGTATCCTCGTCATTTTCACACAGCCTTGCCGACGGCGGGCAGGCAAGCCAGCGGTGGCTTGAGGATGCAGATAATAAAGCGTGTTTTCCCATCAAAGCACCTCCGCTTCCGCCAGCAGTGCAGGGTATTCCGCCGGGTCTATCTCCGACAGCTTATCCGCGCCATGCTTATTCAGCAGCTCTTTTACCTCTGCCGTATGTCCCGCACGGGATTTTTCTGCCAGCACCGCACGGACTTCCTCCAACGTCAGAGGCTTCTCCTCCGGCTCTGCCTTTGG